TCAAGGTGCATTCGCTTCAGGTGGTGTTGGAGGTGTAACAGATCCAGGTGCAGATACACTTGGAAACATTCCTAACGCTAACTTTGGTGTTACCACTGGTCCTAATGCCGTAAACCCTTCGGGTGATGCTGCAAGCGGAATCCTACGTCCTGAACAAGCACGTCGTTTTATCGATTATGTTTGGGATGCTACCGTTCTCGCCCAAGATGGTCGTCGTGTGACCATGAGAGCAAACACCATGGAATTGGAGAAGATCAACGTAGGTGAGCGTGTAATCCGTGCTGCTGCTCAAGCAGTAGGCGATTATAAGAACACTGGTGCGACCTTCTCAAAAGTAGAACTTACCACAAAGAAAATCCGTTTGGATTGGGAAGTTTCTGCTGAAGCACTAGAAGACAATGTCGAGGGGGGTGCTTTGGAAGATCATCTAGTAAGATTGATGACCAACGCATTTGCTAATGACATTGAAGATCTTGCTATCAACGGTGATGGTGCAACAGCGCCATTCCTTTCAATTATGCCTGGCTTCATCAAGAAGCACAAGGACAATGGAGATTCACATGAGGCACTAATTACAGTTGCTGATAATGCATGGACTCCAGAGAAGATGCAGGAAATTATTCTTGCTATGCCACGTAAGTACCGTGCACTTAAGAACAATCTTAAGTTCTACGCAGGTACAGATGCATTCGCAGGTATCGTTAAGAACAACGGTACATTGTCTGATGCAATCGCTGAGGCACTTGGTAAGAATGGTAATACCTATGCAAATACACAGGCATACCTTGATGGTCAAGGCCAGACATTCGGTGGAGCACGTACAACTCGTGTTCTCGGAATTGATGTCCAAGAAGTTCCTTATTACCCTGAAGGATATGTCGATTTGACATTCCCACAGAACCGTGTATGGGGCTTCCAGCGTGATATCGTCGTCAACCGTGAATATGTTGCGAAGAAGGATACAATTGAATATACTGTATTCGTTCGCTTCGGTATTCAATGGGAAGAAGAAGACGCAATTGCGTGGGCAGACTCTGCAGCAGATGCATAATCTGTAAGCAGTAACCTTTGAGAGGGGGTAGGGGTTAGATCTCCTCCCCCTCTTATTCTTTAGTATTCTGTTATAATAGTCATATAGGAGGTAAAATAATGGAAGAAAATAATTTTAATAATGAAAACAATGAGGCACCAGTAGAAAATATTGTTGCTGAAGAGGCTCCTATTGAAGCACCAGTTGCTGAAGAACCAGTAGTTGAAACAAAGGTAGAAGAAGTTGCTGCTGAAAATAATATTCAGGCATCAGTTTCTGAAGTATCAGAATCTTCTGATGCTATTACTACAAACGACTTAAGCAGATCTGCAAGTGATACAGTGCAGGCTGTAGGTTCTATCGTAAATGGTGTGATTGGAGTCACACAAACACCACGTCCAGCAAGAGAAGCAGTAAATGTTGCCCCTAAAAAGTCAAACAAAACTGTTGCAATTCATTCTACTAAGAATGTAAGTTGGTCTGGAGTGGGCAAGGTGTATCGTGGATATAATATTGTTACACCTGAGCAGGCTGATAAATGGCTAACTCGTAGTCATGTCAGACTTGCTACACCAGAAGAAGTAGCCAAGGAGTTTGGTCGCTAAATGGAAATTCTAAGAGTTCCGCCATATAACTTAACCGTTACACTTGATGTTGCATTAGCAACTACAGAGTATGAATATAAAATTGTAGATATGGCGGACTCTTCAGAAATAACTGGTGAAGTTACTTCAAGTGCTTCAAAAAAAGTAACTATTCCACTTTCTTCAAAATATGATACTCAATATAAAATTACGGTAGATGGAGAAGACACATACGTAGATGTAGTACGTCCATATATAAATCCTAATACTCAAGGTACAACTGCCAGCGAGGTAGAGTCATATAGAAAAAATGAAGAACTAGCCAGAGCAATAATTGACTCGGTTTGTGATGTAGAATTTTATTATAAAAAAAGAGTTTTAGAGACTACAGGTCAAGGATTAGACTATCTACCTATTTGGGTAGACGCAAAAAATATTTTAAAAGTTTATGAAAACAATGTTTTGTTATATGATGCAGATGATTTAGAAAATTCTATATCAACATTTGAAATTACATCAGATGGATCTGCAATAACAATGTCATATAGCGATGCAATTAATAGAGATGAATCAGCACGTATTTTATTGCCTGCATCTCCTACTGATATAACAGAATTAGATTATTCAGCAAGAGGATTTCCAAAAGGTTGGGATTATAAAATTGTTTTAGAGGTTGGATATAATAAAGTTCCATCAGATATTGTAAGAGCAACAGAATTACTAATACATGATATTGATTGTGGAAAGTTAGATTATTATAAGAGATATATTGGTGCATACAACACCGATCAATTTAGAATTCAGTTTGATAAGGCTGTGTTTGAAGGCACAGGTAATTTACTAGTAGATAAAATACTTGATAAGTATCGTAAACCGATTGAGTTCGTTGGGGTTCTATAATGGTAATATGCGAAACTCCAGACTTCGCATTCCCAATGCAAGCAGATATATATCATCCAATAGTTGAGCAGGGTGTATATGGTGAAGTTAAAAAGACTTGGATATTAGATAGAACTATTGCATGCTCATTTGCACCAGCAGGAACGGCATTTAAAGAAGAAGTTATTCCTAATATTAACATAACTCAAGATAAAATATTACTTGGTCGTGCAAAAACAGATATTCGTATATCAAGCATGGAAGCAAGAAACTCAATTACTAATGTTATTATAACAAATATTAAGGATCAAAATTGTAATGAGATATATGTAGAAACTTCTGGACCACGTGCTGGCAAGTCAACAATATTTGAGATAGCAACTCAGGATCCATTTACTGGACCTTTTGGAAATGTTGAATACTATAAACTTATTATACGTAGGTCTGAAAATCAGGCGGTAGATGTATGATAAAAATGCGAGTTGATTCTAAAAAGTTTAATAAAGATATGAGCAATATTATGGAATATTCGTTTGGCTTTTTAGAAGGAATTAACAGAGGAAAAAAGGCTTTTTATACAGCGCTTGGACCACAAATAGCAGAGTTAGCATCTCAATTTATTGACTCTAATTCTAAAGTATCTCCAGAACTTCTTCATCACATATATGAATGGGACAGAGTTGGAAGTCCAAAGGCTAGACTTTTTGATATAACATTTGTTGTTAGTAATCTTGGACTAACTTTTAATTCTTCATTAAAACAATCTCAGTCAATAAAAACTGGATCAAAGGTGCCATTTTATAACAAAGCAGAGATAATGGAAAATGGTGTTGCGGTAACAATTAAACCAGTTAAAGCACAGGTATTAAGGTTTGAGATAGGTGGAGAAGAAATCTATACATCAAATCCTGTAACAGTAGATAATCCTGGCGGACAAACTCAAGGTCAATTTAAAAATATAGTCGCAAATTTCTTTGGAGTTTATTTTAGACAATCTTTCTTAAGAGCAAGTGGAATAAAAGATTATTTAGAAAATCCAGTTGTATATAAAAAGAATTTACAAAAGGGCAAGGATCGTGGAAGATCAGAAGGAATAAAGACAGGCTATCGCTGGATAGTCAGTGCAGGAGTTAGGGCATGACAGAATCAACATCAGTATTAAATACGCCAGTATTATGGATAAATAAATATCTTCAGGAAAAACTACAAGATGTTTTGGAAGGTGATTTTGTTCCATTTTTCCCAACTGGCCCATCTACACTTGAAACTCTTCAAACACAGTTCCCAGAAGGTGGCGCTATGGCTGTTTATGACAGAATGTTTAGAATGCGTAGAGGACCATTCCCTCATATAAAGTGTGAACAAGTCTTATATTATTTTTATGCTTCAGCAAGTGAGCCTACCTTAAAAATGATTAAAATACAAGAAGCAGTACTTAGACTTCTAGATCGTGGAGATGAAAGTGCTGAAGAGTTAAACAAGTGGGTTCAGGGCAAAAATTTTGATGGCATGTCTTGCGAATTCTACTTTCATAATTTTAAGATATATCAACTAGAAGAGGCACGGGATATAGTAGACTTTGGAACAGCCCGAACCTATGCTGGTAACAAGATAATTATTGACTATGATTATCATCAGTCTACTACCAGATATAGAGATGGTGTCCTTACACAGGGGATATTAGGAAATTAATAAACGGCTGTATACTTATCAATGAGGAAACACGCCTTTTAATTTCTAGAAAAATAAAGAGGTGAAATAAATGGCATATACACGTGGTGATAGTACCCAGATTATCGTAGGTGCAGCAGCACTTTTTACGTATGAGAATGGTCCACTACCAGAAGCAGGAATTCTTCCAGGATATACTGCTGGTACATCCTACAAAGAAACTCTTTCCACAGAGGAAGGTTTCCGTAACGTAGGTTATACAATGAATGGTTTGGAACTTCAGTTCCAGCCAGACTTCGGTGAAGTTGCTGTTGATCAGGTTCTTGACGTTGCTAAGTTGTTCAAGCAAGGCATGCAAGTTAACCTCAATACAACATTTGCTGAGGCTACACTCGAAAATCTTCTCTTTGCTCTCGCAGGCAAAGGTGATGATTTGAACACGGTGTCTGGCAATCCAACACTCAATCTTTCAGCAGGCGATATTGGCGAATGTCCAGTAGAGCGTGGTTTGGTTGCAGTTGGTCCAGGAACTGGCGATTGTGCTGACTCAGATTCTATTGAAAGAATCTATGTTGCATATCGTGCACTCTCAATTGAGAGCGTAACTGTTGGTGCAAAGCGTGATGAGGCAACAATGTTTGAAGTCTCATTCCGTCTGCTTCCAAATGATAACGCATCTTACGGTAAAATCGTAGATCGTTCTCTATAATACAATTTAATAATACAGATAGCCCAGCCCAAAAGGTTGGGCTTTTCTGTTTTGGTATAATTGATTGATGCCTACTCAAATTTATGATAGTGAAATAGTTACATTAATAGACGGCACAGAAATATATGTAACTCCACTAAAAATAAAATACTTAAAACTTTTTATGAAAGAGTTTGATAGGGTAAAGAATGCCAAAAATGATTATGAGGCAATTGATGCTTTATGTTCTTGTGCCACAATAATGATGAGACAATTTTATCCTAAAATAAAAACACAAGAAGAACTTGAAAATAATATTGATATGCCAACCATATATAAAATATTAAAGGTTGCTGGCGGAATTAGCGTTAATGAAAAATCAGAAGACTCTGTAAAGGATCAGGCAACAAAAAGTGGCGCAACCTGGGAAGAGTTAGATTTAGCAGAATTAGAGTCTGAAGCATTTCTTTTAGGTATTTGGAAAGATTATGAAGAACTAGAAACCTCTATGTCTATGCCAGAATTAACATCTACATTAAAAATAAAAAGAGAATTAGACTATCAAAATAAAAAGTTTTTAGCAGCAATTCAAGGGGTAGACTTGGATAAAGAAAGCGGGAAACAAAATGCCTGGGAAGAAATGAAGGCTAGAGTATTCAGTAAAGGTAAGGCAGCAAACGCTAAAGATGTTCTAGCCCTACAAGGGGCAAATGCACAAAAGGCTGGATTTGGTATTGGTATGGGCCTAGACTATGAAGATCTAACTAAAAAATAAAACCTCGCTATGGTATAATTTACTTAATACCTTAAGGAGGAATAAATGGCTACAACTGTGCATGAAGAAAAAGAGATTACTCTTATTGATGGCACAAAAGTTAATATCAGACCACTTAAAATATCACTTCTTCGTCAATTTATGAAGAAGTTTGAAGGTTTGGCTGATGTTCAAGAAGATAATGATAAATCTATGACTTTGCTTATTGAATGCGTTCAGATCGCTATGAAGCAATATAAGCCAGAGTTAGCAGATGACCTTGCTAAACTAGAAGATCTATTAGACCTTCCAACAGTTTATCAAGTTGTTGAAGCAGCATCAGGAGTGAATCTTTCAGATACCGCACTTCTTGCTTTAGCACAACAATAAAAAATTAATACAGGAGGCGGTTAATGGCAGGAGATGTAAATAGCAACATTTTTATTAATGTTGATACTTCTTCGGCTATGGCACAACTTCGTGCCTTAGAAAAAGAATTAACTGCTCTTAACCGTGCTCTTGTA